TTGAAAACTCATATAGTATGTCCTTTAAAGAACTTTTGTTCGCCAACCTTTGAAGGGTACGGAACATCAATTGGGATTGGCATGCGACCGCCTGGGTAGCACACATACTGTGGATATTCCTGTTGCACCACGCGATAGAACTGTGCTTTGAGTGTGCGATCGTGTTTGATAGCAGCCCAGGGCATGCCACCAAAATACTGATCACTGATACGGATTGAAACCACATTGGGCAGGTCCATCCATTTGTAGCCTAGCGTGCCATCGGGCATGAGCGGTGCCAAAGGGTCATGATGTCCTGCTTCAGCAGCCTTGCGGTATTCAGCACAGCGGCGTGCCACTGCTTCTGCGTTCATTTGCTCGCGTTTGATGTAGAATTTGCCGTCTTCGCGACCAGTAGTAGTTTTAATATTCTTGCTACCATTCCACGCTGTTCTTGACCAATCGCCTTTCATGGCGTTGTATAATCGGTCGTTTTTCAACAGGGCATCTGCCACACCATTGTGGTTGGTGATTGTGCCACCATGGTCTTGACGCAGGTAATCATGGTTTCGTTCAGGGTCAGTATTGTCTAGGTATTCGGGTTGGTTGATATCTTGGCTCATCAAGTATTTAGCGGCACCTGTAAATAGGGCCAGAAAGCCCAAGAGAAAAGGCCCCAGAGGGCCTTTTGTTTCTAGTGCAAGTCTACAATTAATATGTAGAGCCGGCTCCAGTATTGGTACGAGACACGAATGTACTTGTACGCGGTGCACTTACTGCGGCACCTGTTGTGCTGATGTTGTTCAACTGTCCAACGCCTGCAGGATTGCGCACTATGAGCGTGCCTTCCATTAAGAATTGATCCAGCGACGCATCGGCGTTGCTAAACACTTCATTGTTGGGACCTAGGTCGCGCAATGAGCCCCACTGAATCACATCTTCGTTCAAGAAGTAGATTGAGTTGCTCACACCTGACTGATCCATGATCCAGCTGTCGTATATCTCATATGTGTACGAAAAATCGCCTTCATAAGTCTGGATTGTGTCGCCACGCTCCACATTACGACGGTTGATGCTGGTGTTAGAATTAACAATGTTGTCAGAGATCATGGTACGCAGGCTGGTTGGAACAACCATGGTACGGATCTTGGCATTGTAACGCTGTTCAGCTGTGGTGACCAATTGCTTGTAAATCACAGGCTGGAACACTTGGTTCACAAAAGTACCAGTATAGAACTGTGTACCATTAGAACTGATGTTCAAGTTACCCACATTGGCTGTACTAGAGTCAGTACTTGCGTTGTTGGTGTTGGTTGTGATGTTGGCTGCTGCATTACCACTTGGGTTGAAACTCAAGGTGCCTGCGAATGAAGCCAATGAACCCATACGACGACCACCTGTCTGGGCTGTGCCAGGGTTGGTAATTGCTGTACCGGCTTGACCTGCGTATTGTGTACCAATCTGATCAGCACGAACAAGTTGTTGTTCCACATCGAACATCAATTCAATCAGCTGTTTTACCTCTTGGTATGCTTGAGGATCTCCGCCCGACTGCATCACGGCTCTAGCGGTACCAGAGGCAGCGATTGTGGTTTGGAAAATCTGTGTGTAGTTGCCCAAGTTGAAACGCGAATTAGATTCTGCGTTGCTTGAACTCACTGCGGCACCTTCTTGCACGGCTTGTGCGGAAGGCAAGCGATAGATGTCATCAGTCCACAATGGGAGTGTTGAATTCACTTTACGCTTTTTGCTCATACACATGTTGAGCACGGGGGTATCGTCTTTTACACGATTGGATACATCTAGGTCTAGGTCTTTGACAACGATATCTGAACCGTATGCGGTTGTACCATTACCAATTTGACTGGTTGTAATTTCTGCCATGTTATTCTCCTTGAATATTTAGATAGGCTATTATCTACCACCTCTTTGTGCGCCGCGTATCTGTGACAGGCGTTGCATTAAGAGATTGTCACCGGCTTTTTTATCACCGGTCTTGGCTGCTTCACGAAGTTTTTCAAGGTTGCTTTCAGAACGATTGCCCTGACTGTTGCCTTTGCGCTGTGTTAATTGTGCAATGCTTGATCCTGCTTGCCGTGTGCTGGGCTTGGAGCGGTATTTTAATCCGTCTCTGACCAGGCTCAACAAGTTTTCATCTGACGATATCAAATCAATATTGGGTATGCCGGGAATCATCTCGCTACGAGCTTGTGGCCAAATCTTGATAACCTTCTCACGCAGTTCATTGTAGACATATTCATTTTTCAAATCCTTGTCCTGGAACGCCTTGCGGTTGTTGGTCAAAACTTCCTGCACCTGCTGACTGCGTATCTGACGGAACTGATCCACTGCGGGTTTCAACTGTCCAATAACTCCCTGCTGTGACTGAATGTATTGTTCATTCTGTCTCATTGATGCTTCGATCCGGGCTCGTTGTCCTGGGTCTTGCGTCTGTGCAAGTTGTTGATGGAACACAGTTTGATAACCCTGCGTTTTCACAATCTCATCATAAGCCTTCTGCAGTTGCGGTTGAACCGTAAACTCCATAGCCAATGTTAAACCTTCTTGCTGTGCCCGTTGTTCTTTGAGATACTCATCAAACTCACTGCGTTCCACTTTTAACTGGCGTGCTTCTTCATGTATGGCACCTCCCTGTCCCAGGATGCTGGCGGCTTTTTTGGCGTCGATAACAACTTCTTTACCATTACGGGTAAACTTGAACTTGGCATTGGGATTAGTCTCTGCAAATTCAATAAAGTCAATTAACTCTTCGCTGGCTGAGTCTGGGTCGCTTACAGACTCGGTCTGGGCGGTGTCCTCTTCAGAGCCGGCATCATCCGATACATAGTCGGTTTCATCTTCGGAACCTTCAGGTTCCACAGGGCTTGTGGCTTCTGCCTCACTCTCCACATTACCTGTTGCAACAGCTTCGGTAGCAGGTGTCTGGTTACGCATTGCGGCCATTTTCTGTGCTATTGAATCCAAAGAGATTGTTGCGTTTGTGTCATTGGCCGTGCCCTCTGGGGCATTAGGCGTGATCGCTGTCATCATATATTTTCCTAATTGTTAACAGGGCCCGAAGGTTACCTATCGTGTGTTTATTTAGTGGGTGTTTAAGAAAAGGTGGTATTTGGTGCGTCAGGTTGCGACTCATGTTGAATCACTCGGTTCTTTTGATACACGGCTCTGCGTAGGCTTGTGACAAATTGGTCAATGCCTGTGAGTTGATGTGCAATTGCAATGCGTTGCTGGTTGTCCGCATCAGTGTGTCCTGTCACACCCACCAGCATGTCAGCCAATTCAAACTTGTAGTGATGCACAAACATGGCCAATTCACGATTCCGGATCAAGGTCTCAGCTTGTGATCCATAATGTTTGACCTGATCACGCTGACCAGGTGTTAATCGTTTGAGATTTGAAGTATCTACGGTGAGTCTCGTGTTGAAACTCTCCACTGTTTCTGTTTCTATCATTGCTGTTCCTGTCTGAAAAAAATATTAACTATAAACTTTGGGGTCACCTGCGGCCATGGACATGAAATCCAGTTGTGATTCTGCGTCTTCGCCGGTCATTTCTGCTTGAATCTGTTGGGTCTTGGCCTGTGCAAGGCCTGCATCTGCCAGGCGTTTCTTGTCTTCTGCTGAAGGTTCGCGTGATTTGGCTGCTTCTTGACCTTGTGCAATCATTTTTGCAACTTCTTCATCACTTGGCAAGTAACTGTCGGCTTCTTTCACTCCCAGTACATACAAGGTGTCAGCAAAAGGCTTCTTGACTTTTTTGTATATTTCAGGTGTGAGTGTGCCTGACTGTGCCATGCCCTGTGTCATTGTGTACAGGTCTGTCTGACACTTCTGAATGATCTGCAGGCGACCCAGTGCGTTCTCCTGGCTCATCATGCCCAGGGCCAATTCCATGTGGATTTGTTTGCGATCACAGAAGTTCATGTCGTCCCAGGCCAAGTAGTCCAGGAATTCTGGCTTCTTGTCTGGATGGTACTTGGCTGCCAATTTCTTAACACCGTAGTCATCACCGTATTGGATCAGAGTACGCCACACCAACCATATGGCTTCTTTCAAGCCATCAGCGGCATTACGCACGGTGTTGTCTTGAATGATCTGGTTGGGCGTGAGAGCCATCTGCAGTTTGATACCAGAGTTGCCAGGTGCCATAACTTCGGGATTGAACACATCTTGAGGTGTGGTCATACCAACCATGGCCATGGTATCTTGTTGGATACGGTTCATGGCCACTTCCAAGAACTGCAGGTTGCCTGAAGGGGGAGGCAATTGGTAGATGTCTTTTGTGGGATCAAATTTGGCATCAAGAATAAAGATTGCTGATTCACCATCCTGCAGCATTTCAAAGTCTAATCTGTCTGGTTTGACACCAATACGCGGTGTGGCTGTGAGCAAGCCCAGCTGTATTTCTGCACGGGCTGCTGAAGTGTTGTATTCCTGCATGGGAATCACTGACTCCGCAATGCTCATGCCATAGAAATTGCCAGGTAGTGGCTTGGGGCACATGTTGGCCACAGGGATAAACTCCACTTCACGGGCTGAGATGATGTAACTACCTGAGTAAATCAGTTCAACCAGTTCCAGTTCACCGTCACCATCAATGTCGTATCTGTTCCATACAGTGACAATTGATACTTGACGGCTGTAGGGATCAGCGCCAGCACTGGAGTTGACAGGAATACCCATCACAGGCACAGAGTCACGAGCGTGTATGGCCAGGTTGTTGAGCACAGAGCCTGCTTGATACGCACCGTTCATGTTGTATTCAGCGTATTGTGCAAATTCTTCCAGGTCAATGTCTGGATACAGTTCTGTGGCTTCCTGAATGGTCATAGGATCATAGTAGCCGCAGAAGGGTTGGTCACGCATTTCGGCCACTGTGGGATCACAGATCCAGTAGTGCTGTGCAATGGGACGGAACTTCACACGCAGATTGTAGCCTGTGAGTTTGTACTTGGCTGTGTAAATGGTGTTGCGGTTGATGGCGTCATTGAGAATGTCTTGTTGACCTTCTACTTTTGAGGCCTGCATGTCGGCCATCATGGCTTCCATATCTTGTTCTTCACCTAGGTTTTCAATCACGCTGTCAACCATGCCTCGCACATGTTCTTGTTCCTGATCACCCAACAGGCTTTGCACTTCGGCCATGACCGCTTCTAGATTAACACCGGTGCGTCGTCTGCTTTGGCGTAGTGCTGTGAGGCTTGATTCTGCTGCCTGCTGTTCAAATGCACGAAGTTGATCTGCTGTGCCTTCTGTTGTGACATAACGCACAATCTGTTCACGGATAGGCATGACCATGAGCATGCCATTCTTGTGCATGTTGGCGTCCATGATCCAACGCTCAAGTATAAAGTGTGGATCATTCTGTTCGTTGATCACTTCTGATGCCATGTTTGTGGCTTGACGAGCAGCTTCTTCATCCAATTCACCATCACTAACAAATTCAAAGTTTACTTCACCGTTGGGAATCAGGCCTTTGCTTATGACTGCGGTAGCGTAATCCACTACTGGTTTCACACTAGGGTGAATATAATCTATGCCGTTTACAGGCGCAGTACTATCAGTGACAGCAAGACACAGGTAATGATAATCACTTGCTCTATTGATTGCATTTTTGGTTCCTAGATAGCGTAGATATGAAGCCATCTTCACATCCATCAGATTCTTCATACGCACAAAGTTGGCGTTGATCTTTTTGTTTTGGTTAATGTCATTAACGGGAATGTTTTTTATGTCCAGCACGGCGGGTTTCCTAATGTGTTGTGTTATTTAGCGGGTGGGCTAAAGAGGGGGGTCAATGCAGTATGATCTTGGGACGGTTTACTTCTACCAGGTGACAGGCCTGACAAGCAATGGGTTCTTCATCAGGGGGCAGCAGGTATATTTCTACAGGCACAGCGGCTGCCGCAAGTGTGTGTTGCATGGCATTTGTGTGAGCTTCGCACAGCATTGTGGCACCCTGGTCATCCACTACCACAAGATGTGTGGCATCAGGAACTGCATTCCAGGCTTGTCCGTATTGGTCTATGGTTTTCATATTAGTTTGCTGAGTAGGCTTTCTTCCAAGCAGGTTTGTTTGAATCATCATGTCGCACATAACGATCACGCTGTGCTGCCATACGCTGTTGTGGCGTCTTGTTGTCCCAGGGTTCAGCAATGCCCTGCAAGCAGGCCAGAATGGCGTATCTGCAGGAGTCAATGCAGTCGTCTGGATCACTAAAGCGTCCCTGTGTGTCCACATAGTAGTTGGAGGCTTCCCGCAAGAAGTCCACACAGTTCTCATTCACCTGCAGACTGCCCACTTCCAACATTTGTCGCATCTGGTTAATACCATAGCTCTTGTGATTGGTCACTCGACCTTGTGGGT